CCTGATTTTACAACCTCTGTTTTTTTCTCATCACTATAAGTATCTGGAGTTTTAATCCACAAAGGCCAACATTCTTTAAGATTAGTGCCAATGTGAACACTTACAGATATTTCACAAGCAGGTCTATCAGCATGAAGTGCTAATCCTTGACCGGCAAAATAAAAACGATCGTAGTAATAAGTATTGTATAACTTTCTACCAATTACTTTTTCTAATTTTATTCTAATACCAGTATGAATATGTAAATATTGTGGACGTGTATAACAAGCAAGTGACCCTTCTACCTGCCCTTCAAGATTATCAAAGGTAAATTGATCTTCTTTTTTGCCCCAATAATTAATTTGTCCTCTCATTTCTGGAACAGGAACAAATAATTCTTTAGGATCCCACAAATCTTTTATGACAAGATATCCATCTCTATCAAATTGTTCATTCTTTGTCCAAGAAGTTCCACTATTAATTCTTTCTTGAAACTGAATTTGGTCGAGGTTCATTTGTTCTGCCATAATTTACCTCACTTCCAACGAGGACCAACAGTCCACCCAACGATAGACTTACGAAGACCAGACTTAACAGGAAGAACGCGATGTTGAGTGCGAGAATCAAAAAGAATTACACAACCACGTTTTCTGGGAGCAAAGTATGACTTACCCGCCTCATCAAGTAATTGAAGATTGCCACCTTCATAATCATCAGGATCAGAAAGTTGAAGTACAAATGAAAGTTTACGAACTAGTTCGGTATTCTCGTTAACAAAGTCCTGTGCTCTACCTTCCATTCTGTTGCCAACACTTGCTGGTTTATAATGACATGCAAGACCAGAATCATTATGCCAACTATAAAATTGTCCGGGTCCATACTGTGTGTATTGCATAGACTCGCCATCAATACAGTGAAGATCATACAAAAAGTTTTCACGATTTGCACGTTCAATATAATGCCACATGAATCCACCCAACCAATGAGAGGATGGAACCCATGCATTTTTTGAGTTGCGCTTATCTTTATTCAGCGCATCACCCATAAGACGAGAATCACCCATTTCATGGTCAAACTTTTCGGACAAATCTCTCTCTAAAATATCTACAACATCCTCAGGGATGTCGGAATAATACCAAACACTTTGAAATGCCAATTTTCATTCTCCTAGTATTCAAAATCAATTATAGTTTAAGTAAATTGTAAAGTCAACTAAAGTTATTCTTCTTCTGCAGATGGGATTTCGTTAAATACCCATCCTGTTGTGTTATCTGCTTGATATGCTTCTTCATTCCATTCATACCATCCATCTTTTCCTTCAGGAATTTCTGGCATAGGAATTGGCGAATCCCATTCAGTAGTAACTTCGTTTACAGTCCAAGATGGGTGTGGTTGTGGTTGAAGGAATACATTTCTGCTTGGATCATAAGTAAATCCTCTTCCTGCATATCTTGCTCTTTGAGTTCCATTATATGAGGTTTGCTTCCAATTAGTGCTTTCACCAAATAATCCCTTCAAGAATTCAACACCAACTGATTCATCTTCATTTCCATTTGAATCTAAAACATCTTGGTTTGCAACAACAATAACTCGTGTCACAACATTATTTGAATCTAATTCTGCAAAATGTGCCATGGTTAATTAATAATCCTCTCTTTGATATTTATTTATTTAAATTAAATCAGAAGGAATTGCATATCTAATTATAGCAATGCCCGAACCACCAGAACCGCCATGAGGTCCACTGCCACCGCCACCACCGCCGCCTCCCATCATCATTGCGCCATGTTGACCATAATTGGTGGGATATGGACCGTTTTGTGTAGGAGGCGCACTATCGCCGCCAGGAGGAGAAGGATAATTTGGATATTGTTGATTTTGTGGACCACCACCTTCACCGCCGCCACCAGTACCACCTAATCCGCGATATGCATATGAGTAATTGGGAGTGCTTCCACCACCACCGCCGCCACCAAAGGATCCATCAAAACGTATTATAGTATCAAATGGCATGATAGATTCTGGTATTACTCCAGGTGCCAACATAAATGGCATTGGGAATTCTGGAACAGAAAGTCCTGGTCCTCCATTACCAGCATAATACCTTCCAGTTGGGTATTGTGGAGATTGTGGGTAAGGATATTCCGTATATGCTCTTTGTCCAGCACCACCAGCGCCGCCACCGCCACCACCGACAATACCACCATTAGGGACATTATTAGGAGTTGAATTTCTAGCATTTCCTCCACCAGGATATCCTTGTCCTGGTTGTCCAGCACCACCTACTGAAACTGGTGGAGTGCCATTAGTACTATTATATTGAGAGAATGCACCACCACCAGATCCACCATTTTGACCTTTCCCCCAATGATTTCCAAATGGCGAAGGGTTTGGTGATGGCATTGTTGGGTTTTCACTACCACCAGTACCACCACCAACTGCTCTAAAATGAACCGTACCAGGCGAAGTTGATGGAGTTAAAACAGTATCCTCTCCTGGATTGTTATAAGGATTTGGACTATATTTTGCGCCGCCAGCACCAACAGTCATTGTATAAGTTCCGGCAGATAAACCAAGTGCTGATGGTCCAGTTCTTTTAATAACACCACCACCACCGCCGCCGCCACCAGAACGGTATGAGGTGTGATAATAACCACCAGCTCCGCCGCCGCCGACCATCATCATAACCATGTCAGAGGAATTAGAAGATGCCGAACCTAAAGTAAAATTAGATGTTCCTGTAAATAAGTGATATCTATAATATCCTGTAGGAGAAGATCCACTTGTCTGATCAAATTGATAATTTCCACCAGTTATAGTGAATGGGGCTATTTTTGTATTAAAATTATATGAACTTGTTCCTGCATAGAATGATGAATCAAATGTATCTGCAATACCAACTGACGGAAGGGTTACGAAGTAATTGGTATTGACATTTAAATTATTTGTAGGATCAATAACTAAATTTCTATCACTAATAATTGCTCTTGTAGATACACCACAAGTAAATGATTCAAAAATGGTTCCGGTTGCAGATCCTTCTCTAATATGAATAGTTCCAACACCAGAGAACATAATCTCTTGGTCAAAAGTAAATACTATATTTATATCTAATTCAGAATCATTAGACAACGCCAATGGCGAAAAACCTACAATTTTAGGAGCGAATCTTAATAGAGATCCATCACCAGTAACTCCATTCGGAAATGATACTGGACCATCCGCATTAGCATTTGTTATTTGATCAACTCTTAGTTTTGATGACATTTCCCTTCTTTTGTCGTTTAGTTATTTAGTAAATTAAACTGGATATCTTAATATGGCAATACCAGGTCCACCACTTCCTGCTCTGTAACTTGGTGGGGATCCAGATGTTCCACCTCCTCCACCACCAGTGGCATAGGCACCAGGTTGTGCATAATTTTCTGGACCAGGATAAATAGGCGCAATATTTGGACGTGTTGACCAGGATGGAGAGTATACTGGATATCCAAAATTACTAATTGGTGTTTCGGTTCTATGTCCATGTCCACCACCACCCGGACCACCTCCCCCAGCGGTCATCCAGGTAGTCGGTACTGGATGTTGTGGATTTGGTGATATATTAGATCCACCTCCACCGCCACCGCCATAGTAGCCAGGGCCGATACCCCGCATATTTGCTGGACCTGTTGAATCCAAAACATAAGTTGACCATATCGGCCAATTACTTCCAACTCCAGAAGCAGGATCAGGAACATGAGGACCCCAATTAGACCATGCAAATTCTGGCACGTAGAGTCCATCCCCACCAAAACCCGCAGTTGTTCCTGGATAAGTGGGGTTAGGTGGATTGGGACGTGTACTCCATGCATTTCCTACTCCACCAGCGCCCCCACCGCCACCAGCAGTTTGCATACCTCTATAAGGTCCATCTTGAGGGCTCGGTCCAGTAGGTTGACCTTGACTACCACCACCCCTATTCCCTTGACCGGGCATATTTCTTCCAGCGTATCCATCAGCATTTTTAAACCCATGGGCAAAGGTGGGTCTATTTAATACCCAAAATCCATTCATTCCACCGCCGGATCCTTTTATTGAAGTAGCATTACCGGACGGCATATTGGGATGCCGAGAATATCCTCCACCACCACCATATGCTCTGAAAACAGTATCATTATCATTCCCCACATATTCTGGGTGTCCAGGAGCACGCTGTAACCAAGTATCACCACCCGGATATCCAAAATAAGTAGGAGCACCGTTTCCTGATCCAGCACCGCCGCCGGCGACAGTTATAGTATATTCACCTTCTGGTATTTCAAAATTTCTTTGAACGACGACACCACCACCACCGCCGCCACCGCTGGCCTTGTCGCTGGTTGGATAGCCACCACCACCACCACCGCCACCAACTAGCATTAAGGTTATGTTACCACCATATTTTGTATTATACTCAAGGTTCAAAGGTCCAGTTCCAAGAAAAACATGATACTTATAACCACCAGTGGTATGAGTGGAAGAACCTCCTGTTGCGCTAAAAGTTCCAGTTTGTGTAGAAAATTTATAAGGAGATTCACCATTTCCTTTATATGAAACTCCCATTGTATTTGCTATACCAACATTTGGAATTTCCAAAAAGTAAGTTGAATTTGGACTTAAATCAGATGATGGATTTATTGTAAGTTGGTTATTTGAAATAGTAAGATTTCCTGAGGAACCAGTTGTATAAGATTCATGAACTGTTCCAGTCACAGAATCTTTTCTTATCTTAATTGTTCCTATGCCCACAGAAAATTGAATATTTTGATCAAAAGTAAGAACAATATTTGAACCAACACTCACATTGGTTGCACCTGGTGCTGGTGTAAATGACCGAATCTCCGGTTCAAATAACAGACTCTTTCCATCTCCACTTAATCCCTGAGGAAAATGAACTGGTGTATTTTCTGCATCACCAGATAATTCGTTTACTTTTATTTGTGACATAATAGTTACCTCAAGAAGCTACGTGGGGATATAAGTATCTAAACATTACGACTCCAGATCCACCAGATTTACCAGTCATCCCTGGAGTAGACGGATAAGCGGATGCGCCCCCGCCACCGCCGCCCATTGAAGCATATCCAGCCTGTGCATCCCACTCGTTTCCAGTTTCTGGACTAAATCGTTGTGGTGATCCATATCCTGGGCGTGGGTATGTTCCGCCACCATGTCCGCCACCACCTGCACCTCCTTGTCCAGCAAATGTAAACTGATAACCAGTATAACCGCCAGAATTACTAGCGCCACCACCACCGCCGCCACCATATCCATATGGTGTTTCTGGACGTGATGCTGTTGGAAAGTCAGTAGTAGGCAACTGTGGTGCAGAAAAAGCTGGAATGTTGTATCCCGGCCCACCATCACCAGCACGAGCACCCCAACCAGGCCATTGACTGTAGGTTGGCCACGCATAGTTGGTGGGCGACCAAGGTGTTGTTGGATAAGGTGCATTACCTCCATTAGCATAAGAACCACCGCCGCCGCCACCTTGCCAGGTTCTTTGACTACTACCCCCTCTACCACTGGACCCATAACCGCCAGCATTTCCCTGACCCTCAACACCTCTTTTGCCACCATGACTACGAGTTCCTCTATAATAATAGTTAGGGAACTGTGGACCTGGCCACGTTCCACCGCCACCCTCAGGATGCCAGTCTTGTGCAGGATCAATTGTTCCACTGTTTACCGGACGTTGTTCCCACATTGATGGCCAACCACCACCACCGCCACCAGAAGCACCATATCGCGATGTCATCATTTCATTAGGTACTGGTCCACCACCACCAGCACCACCACCGCGTGCTTCAATTATAGTATTAGAACCTTGTTTGATTGAAGATGGAGTACCATCATATGATCCGGGGCTAGAGTTATTTCCAGGTGGCATATTTGCACCACCCCCACCAACACTAATCGTATAAGTTCCGGCAGTTAAAAGAAGTTGTTCTCCAGTACCAGTTAAAACTCCTCCTCCACCGCCACCACCACCGACATTTCCTTGTGGACCAGGACTACCGCTTCCGCCAGCACCACCGCCTCCAACTACAAGATACTGAAATCCTGGATTAGATTCACTAGGTACATTAAGTTGAAAGGTTCCAGAACCCGTAAATATATGATATCTGTAACTACTATATTGATAAGTATTTCCACCAGTAGCATTCAGTGGTTCAAATGGTGTCTCGAAATAATATGCATCTTCACCAGCAAATAATGCTAGATGTAAAGTTGCAGCAATACCTATATTTGGCATTTCCAAATAATATTTTTTGCCGTATGCAAAATTAGTTGTAGGATCAATTGTTAACGTAGATCCACCAATACTTATTCTAGGAGAAATACCTGTTACTGGGTTGTGGATGGAAAAAGATTCTTTGATAGGACCACTAATAGAATTTTCTCTTATGTTAAAAATCGCCTCACCTGTAAACGGAGAAAATCTAATATTTTGATCAAATGTAATAACAATATTACTAGAAATGGATGCGTTTTTTTGAAATGGTGCTGGTGAAATTGAAACAATTTTTGGCGGAAAAGTTAATCCATGACCGTCTCCAGATATTCCATGCACAAAAACTACAGGAGCACTGCTAACACCTGCTATTTGCTGTAACTCTAAACTCGACATAATTATACTCCTGGGACAGCGTAGCGCAACATAAAGCAACCAGATCCACCTTGCCCTGATGTTATACTAGTGGGGTATCCTTGAGCGCCGCCACCACCGCCGCCCAGATATTGATGCCCAGGTCTTGCATATTGATAACCGGGACTTGGTTCAGGCCATTCCGATACAAATGGCGAAGGATTTTGTTGAGTAGGAGGATTGTTCCAGGACCCGCCACCATGTCCGCCACCGCCCTGACCACCATTACCACACCTTATCCTATAGTATTCACTCGGGTGCATGTTACCGCCACCTCCTCCACCACCACCATAGAGTCCAGTAGGTCCAACTTCTTGTACCAAATCTTTTAATGGAAATGCGGGTTCAGGAACATAACCTGCAAGATTTGTTGATGCAAAAGCGGTGTTTGGTTTTCCAGCGCCGCCGGATCCGGCAGTAGCGTTCCATCCACTCCAAGTTGGTACAGGATATGATGATGGTGGATATGATGGAGCATTGTAATTTGGAAATGATGAATTACTACCAGAACTGCCAGCTCCACCGCCGCCGCCAGCCACGAATTGCTTAGTACCTGGACTATAGGTCCGGATACATCCGCCATATCCGCCAGGATTCCCTTGGCCAGATGCTCCAGATCCACCTGGCGGACTAGCACCACCTCTATCAGGAGGACTGTCGTCCGGATTCCCTGTAGATCCGCCACCAGATCCACCAGGTCTTCCTTGTCTATATGTATTATTGGGTGATGGATATCCACCACCATTACCACCACCAAGTGCAGTAATACTACCGAAACTACTTGAATTTCCATCATAAGATGGTCCCGGCGGTGTAGTGTATGGCATGTACGCACCACCACCACCAACTGTTACAGTATAGCTACCGGCCGATAAGTTCATCGTTGGTCCAGTTCCAGTACGTACACCACCAGAACCTCCGCCGCCACCGGCAGAATAAGTAGGACTATAAGCAGTTCCACCAGTAGCACCACCAGCAACCAACATCCAATCTAAATCAACTGCTTGTGAAGATGGATGACTCATCTGTAATGGTCCAGATCCAGTAAATATGTGATATTTGTAGTAATTTGTTGGAGAACTAGCATCATACTTAGTATAAGTATAATTTCCTCCTGTTGCGGTAAAGGGAATTAACTTGGTTTTAAAGTTGTAAGTATTATCTCCCTTATAATATGCCCCATGAGTATTAGCAACACCTGGATTAGTATTAAGTTCTACATAATATTGAGTGTCATAAGAAAGATCACTACTGGGATTTATTACTAATTGACTGCCAGCAATACTAAGTCCACTTCCCGGTGAACCATCTGTAATTGAGAAAGTTTGAACAACAGATCCAGTAGCACTTCCCGATCTCAATATGACACTTCCAGTGCCCCTGAACATAATGGGTTGGTTAAACGTAAAAACAATATTAGTATTAACTTCAGCAGCATCCTCCAGATAATCAGGAGAGAATGAAACAATATTAGGTGGAAAGGTTAATTGAGAAGCGTCCCCAATGAGTCCACTTAATATTTGAACATGAGTGTTACCAACTCCAACAATTTCGTTTACATTAATTCTTGACATTTTCTTTCCTTCCTAGATAATTTTTTTCAAAGAATTCTAAAGGTATTACTTGTTCCAACGGTAATGTTTACACCCGTTGCAACAGTAACAGGTCCAACCATAAAGTAATTCTGATTTGGTTGATCCAAAGTAGCATTATTTGCAACAATTGAGGGGTTGGAATAAAATCCGGTGGTTAAAATTCCTGTTGGATCAACGGAACCCCCGCCGCCACCGCCGCCACCTGCAATACTAATATCGATGGTTTTTGTCGCAGAATCATAGGTTAATTGATTCCCAGATCCTGTAAAATTTAAAGTGGTAGCACCTGCACCGATTGGCAGTCCAGAAGACTGAATACCGGTGATGGCACCACCACTAATATTAGCTAAATTTCTACCGTCATCTACGACGGTAATTCCTCCGACTTTAATTGCCATCTTCGTGAATACACTAGGTCTTTGTTTTTATTTATAATCCTTTGAGTTCCTTAACTTCATCCGATAACTCTTTAACTGCTTCAATAAGAAGACCTATTAAACCATTGTAATTTACCGACTTAGTTCCTGCTTCGGTTTCATTAATTAATTGAGGTAATATTTTTTCAATTTCTTGAGCAATTACACCTGCGGAAGGTTCTTTGCTACTCTTCCAATTAAAAGTAACTCCATTGATACTTAACACTTTTGCAAGCGGATTGTCTATATTTTCAATATTTTCCTTCAGGTTTATATCAGAAGTAGTATTAAAGTCAGTCGCTGATATTTCACCAGTTATACTAATTTGACCAGTGCCATTGATAACTTTACTATTCATATCCAAATTTCCACCAAGTTGTGGTGTTGTATCTTCAACAACATTGGCAAGCATTCCAAGGGTTGATGGTGGAGCAAATGAAAGAACACCACTTCCATTGGTGACTAAAACATCATTAGAATTTCCATCAGAAACTGGATATTTTAAATTATTTGCAGTTAAGACACCAACGACAACCGTATTTCCGCTTGTATCCCAATATGGTCCACCAGTAGAAATTTTAAGTGGTGTTACTGAACCATCAGCAACTTCAGTAATTCCGATTGAATTACCCAACATAACACCGGAAAAAGTCAATCCAGCTAATGGTGCTACCGAAAATACAATATTATTACCGCTTATAGTATAATCAATTTCAGGTGATTGAACTATACCACCCAAAGTTATTCTGTATTGATTTGATCTTGTTCCAGCAACAATGTTACCACCTTGTTTTAATACAAAGGATGTTGTAGTGTCATCAAATAATCCAGCAATATCATCTATCGTCCTTATTTGTAATGAATTTGAAGATGTATAACTTTGCCACACCACCCCATTCCAAGAATAACTGAATCCAGATTGTGGATCAGCATATGTTTGTCCTACTGTTGGCGCGGATGGGAAATTGAGTGCCATCTTTATACTTTTTAGTTATTTATTAAATAAGATCTAATAGGTTATAATCTTTCTATAACCATAATTAAGCATATTAACTGGTGAATATTCGGTAGCAGCATACATTGTTGACCATCCACTTGATGAATTATATATTCTAACTCTAATTTTATTCACTGTGGAGTCATAATCACAAGTGGCACAACCATTAGGATATTGCTGAACTGTTGCACCAGTTGTCGTAGGTATAGCATATTGGAGACTAGCCCCCCCTGTTGTCACCCAAGCGAAATAATGAGTACCACCACTGTTCACGATAGATATAAATCTGCCACTTCTTCCTAAAACGCCAACACCATGAAATCCATTAGCTGGTGGTTGGACCGTTGACCCAGACCACCCGCTAGCAGTACCGCCACTTGTAACGTAGTTTCTTGCACCATCCATCCCCGACGTATAACAATATCCATCCCACCCAGTACCAGCAATTGGCCGAGAATAATTACCTGAATTACTACTAGTAGAAGAAACACTAAAAGAACCATTGGTATTATTACTAATAGTAACTACACTCCTCCTTTCATGTGCGTTGGAATTATTACCATCCGGCGCTTTCACATGTAATCTGGATAGAGAACTGAGTATTCCAGTTGAAGCATTAACGTTTGCCTGAGCACCAATTACTGGATTATCAATCATATTACCACCAAAAGCACTATTACGATAACCCATGCTAGTAGTGGTGTAACTAAATTGTAGACCTATATTACCACTACCACCAGCTGAATAAACTCTGACAGTAGCAGTGTTACTTCCAGATGTTTCCCAACTAAGTGTCCATAACCTATCAGAAGAAATCTTAACTTCGTCACCTACATATGAGGTAGCAAATTGACCACTTGTTTCAGTCCAGTTATTACTGTAATGATAATACTTATACCATCTTGACCAGTTTGATGTTACTAAAATACCATCCCCAAATCTGTATATTCTTCCAGTACTAGTAGAGGTTTCAAAATCAGCAGCATATTTTCCTGTGGTAGGGTTAAATAATGCTATTCTATTACCGCTACCACCAGTACCATATGCATAATATGGAATTATTACATAATACGTGTTGGTATTATAATCTTCGCTCATATCAGGACCAGCACCACCTATAACAGTGCCTGTTCCTCCTCCACCCATTCCAAGCACAGAAAGAAAAGGAGACTCTTTAATAGTTGGATATATTAAAAAAGACATCTACACTCCTCCTCAAGAAGTCTTGCTATGATTAGCAATAACAGTTAATTGTTGATCAGTTGTGCCAGATGATGCAACTTTAATGATTGTAAACGTATGAATATCTACACCTGAACTACCACCATCTGCTGGGGCGCTACCACCAACCCAATTCTCTGTTACTGTATCACCATCAATTGTAATATTTGCCGAATATGCTGATGCATTTGCAGTAGTGATAAGAGTTACCACCACCGATTCGCCCACAGACATCTTATCTTTTAGATTTGTAGTTGCATTATATTTAATAGCAGGCGTGGATGTAGTTGACTCAGCGGTAGTGAATATATGAACACATCCGTTCTCAAGATAGATGTTTGTATTATCACTTAACTTACCAGCAGTTACAATTACTTTTTCCTTTAATAATCCATTAAAATCAGTGTCTCCTGTAATATTAATACCACCACTAATGGTAGCACCACCACTAGTTACATTAATACCATCTACAATAGTAACTCCACTACCAACAACGCTGATACCACTTCTTGCAGTGATAAGACCTACAGAATCAATGTTAGTTACATCATCATAAGTTAAAACTCCGGCAATATTTACATTGCCATTGAAAGTCGCTGCAGTTCCAACAAGCAATCCACCAGAAACTATTAAAGAAGAATTACTATTAAAAGAATCTGCAGATATGGCATCTGCAGATATGCTAGCAAAAGTTGATACTCCAGTAACAACTAACCCACTAGGAAATGTAGGTGCAGAAACTCCCTCTTTGCCAGTAATATTATCTGCTCTAAGTCTTCCACCACCACCTGCTAGTGTTCCGCTACTGGTTCCTGTTGTCCCAATTCCAAGAATATCTGGGACAAGATCATCACCATCTGCAATAATTAAATCTGCAGTACCATTGACCTGTATCTCTGCATATTGTGTATATGCGACCTTTGCTGTTGATGGGACATCAATAGTTGAAGTATTATCAATCTCTAAAACTTGATTGGTATAATAAATGTTACTTAAAGGATTAGTGGTGTCGGAACTTAAAGCTGTCCCTAAACCAGCAGAAATTCCTGATAACTCGGAACCATCACCAACGAGATCACCAGAAAAATCAATATCGGTAAAAGTACTTTTAGCGGTAGTATCAATACCAACTAAATCATTGACTAGATTTGCAGTTTTGCGTGTCCTTCCCATTTAGATCATTGCTCCTTTGATTCTAGTCCTTCAAGTCTTTCGTTCAAATTATTTATCTTAGAGTCCAAATCAGCAATAATATGTTGTTGTTTTTTGCATGTTTCAACTAATAACGCAATTATTCCATTGTAATTAACTACTTTATGCCCATTACTTTCATTAACAATTTCAGGCATCACTTTTTCAATTTGCTGTGCGATTAAACCAGCAGACTTTTCTCTAGTATCTTTCCAATTAAAAGTAACACCATTAAGATCGTTAAGTTTAGTAAGTGGGTTTGTTATTGGTTCAATATTTTCCTTCAGATAGAGATCTGAAGTTGTATTAAAATCGGTTGAGGTGGTGATACCAGTAACAACTAAAGCATTTGAATGTAGAACATTCGCTGTAGTAACGCCAGTCACATTTATTGAAGACGCTGTAGCGATTCCAGTAACATTTAAACTAGTTACATTGCCAAGTTGTGAGTCACTAGAAACACCTAATTGATTTACTGTTAGTTTTCCTGTTGATGGGATAAAACTAAAGTAATTTGAGGTTGTTGTAATTGATGCTAATGTGGTGCCAACTCCAGCAACAATAATTGGATACTGTGTTTGTGAACTGGTGTTATTAGCAACATTTGGTAATGGACCTGCAGGACCTGGTGCTCCGGCTGGACCAGTATTACCGATGCCAACTCTATATTCTACAATGTCTAGAATATCACCTACAGTTGCCGGTGATGCCAGGAATATTGAACTACCATTATTTGCAGTATATTCAGAATCGTTTAAACGAATACCATTTAAATATACTTCAATATAACCAACAGTATATGAAACTACAAACTGCGATTGATTAATACCAGCAACAAATGTATAAGTTGCTTTTCCTGGTTCCGTTTTTAAATCATCATCCAACTTTGTATTGAATGGTGCAGCATCGACCCATTGTGCATCAGTTCCACCAATACCAATTATAGATTCATCATAGAAGATGAATGTTCTTGCATAAATGGGACTATACCACAAATCTCCGTGAGATGGTGATCCTGGTGCCACAGTACTGATACTGATGGAACCTCCTCCACCTCCTCCACCGCCTTCAATAAAGACAGTAGCAATACCTACAGTTGGGTCATAGAAGGTGGTAGAAAGACCAGTTCCTCTCAGATCTAAGTATGTTACACCAAATCCAACTAATGATCCATTTTTGTTCAGACCAAAACCACGAATTACATTTTCGAGATACTGACCATCACCATAGTAAACTGCATTGGAACCAGTAACAATTCCAACGGTAGTAATCCCAGAAACTGATAAAGATGTGGCATTGACTGGTCCTATGTTATATCTTTCAGTACCAAGTCCAACTGTTCCATTTACTTCTTTGTTTACTAATTCAATCCAATTAGCAGCATGGGCATATAATGCTTTTCCAGTGCTATGAACATGAGCAAAAGCACCATGATATGTAATTGCTGAGGGTAAATCAGAATAATCCGAATATAAGAAAGGAATTACATTACTTACAGCAGCACCAACTATTCTTCCATTGGCGTCTACTTCACCTGTAAAAGTAGTAATACCAGAAACTCTTAGTGTATCAGTTTCAGTATGACCCGTTACATCAATACCATTAGACTTGGTAGTGAGTTTGTCGGAACCATAGTAAGAAAGTGTAACCTCACCAGTGCTACCATCGGCACGGAAGTATTGGGTAGTTCCCCCTGAACCATCATCTGATGAGATAACAACATCCTGATCATCACTAGTGTTAGTAATAAGAAGGTTTCCAGTTCCCGATTGTTGGATAAGACTACTGCTTCCGTTGTGAAAAATCTGTAAGTCTTGACTATCACCAAATCTTAATTGGTCATTATCACCAAGATCAACATTACTTTGGAATGTAGAAACACCAGTAACATTTAAAGAAGAAAGAGTAGCGGTTCCATCATTGATATGAATTGTTGATGCTGTTCCAACTCCCGTCAGCATCAAATTGTTTAATGTTGTAATTCCAGTGACATTCAATCTGGAAAGTGTTACAATACCTGCATTTGCATGTATCGTCCCAAAACTTGAAATGCCACTAACAACTAAGTTTGGAGTAGTTACTTTTCCAGTAACTTCCGCATTACCATCAACATATAGTGCTGTTGATCCTGCACCTGCAATATCAACTAAGTAAGCAGGATTAGCACTTCCAATACCAATATAACTTCCACCAATCGCAGTTAGGGTAAGACCCCCTGGTCCAATATTGAATTCTCCTAATACTGTAGATATACCAGAAATTTGTATATCAGTTGCAGCAATACCACCTCGAACATCTAATTCTGCTCTCGGTGAAGTAGAACCAATACCGACTTTTTGAGTGACTGAATTAGCAAGTAGCAGACCAGAATCAACTTCCAGTCCATTTTTTACTACAAAATTCTTATTGACGCCCATTAGATCTCCTGAGGTTCACTATCCCCTCTTTATATTTTTAAGTATTTATCAACTTAAGTTAAGCCACTTTAGCAGTCATTGTAAGATTGAAACTTCTGACAAATGTTGCCTGTCTTTGTCCAGCAGTTTGACTACTATCCATGTCAAAAGCAACTTCATATGTATTTGCTGAAATTTTCTTAGGATAACCTGCCGAAACTGCTATAGAATTATTAGGATCAGAAAGTCCACTTGCTCTAAGTGAATTATCAATAACACTTGCAGATAACTCAGGATCAATATATCCAGATATATTAACTGTATATAAAATAGATCCTATTGGATGGCCCTCAGTTCCAGACAAACCAGGACTAATGTATCTGGTTATAGTGAATGGAGAGGATACATTTAATGTTCCTTGAGTATCGGTAATATTCTGAGTTACAGTTTCTGTACTGAGTGCGGTTATTTTTACATAACCAACAATACTACTATTACCACCTCTGGTTGCACTTACAAAAGTTCCTTCTCCATTCCAATATCCAGATCCGCCTCCACCTCCTCCGTTGGAAGTTGATGCGTTACCACCTCTTGCTCCTGCACCGCCACCGCCATAGGATCCTTTACCACCATTATTTCTATATGCTATACCTTCTTTAAATCCTCTAATAATAGTGTTTGTTGTCCCACTGACAACATTACCAATAGCATTAAGTAAATATCCAAACCCCATAAAACTACATGGAGAAACACCTTGTTGTGCCCAATATTTACCTAAAGTACAAGATTCTAATTGACCACCAACTGTTCCATTTGCAAAACTTCCTCCAGTGCCGGGCATTGTACCATTGCTAACAGCCGATCCAGCAGATCCAGCACCACTTCCAGTTCCAGATTGTCCTGCTTGTCCCGCACCACCACCATCTCCACCATTTCCACCACTACTAGCGCCACCACCGCCGCCACCAACGGTAATAACAATTCCTCCATGGTGGAAAAATGTTGCGCCACCACCATTAGGAGTTCCACCTTTTGGTCCTAGTCCATATCCATCAGCATGTCCAATTTTTAAAACATATTCTCTATTTTGTTGTAATGTATATCTTATAGTTGTAACTCCACCATGACCGCCTGTCCTTGATCCACTATCATCTCCGGCAGCACCAGCAACTTCAATTTCAACCTCAACATCCTTTTCAGGTACATATAAAACAGTGGAATTTGAACCAAGATTTTTGTCTGCATAAAATGTATAAGTATCATTAGGTTGGTCTGCTAGATTAAAACTACCAAATCTACGTTGACCAGAACCAAAAAATTCATAATTTACCATTGCTCTTGCAAGAACAACGGTAAATGTTGCACTATTAGAAAATATTGGACTGTTTGATGCCGTTGGATGAGTGAACTTTGCTCTTATATCATTAATCGAAGCAGAGGATAATGCTATTGTTAGTGTATTGGATGTAGAACCTGCTACAGTGGAACTATCAGTTAAGTCAACACCGTTTAGTTGCCACTGAACGCCAACCTCACTTCCATCACTTGCTGTTGCACTTGCAGTAAAAGTAGCAGATAAACCTTCAGCAACCTCTTGATTAGATGGATGAGAAGTAACTGATATTGTAGGATTTACAGTTAAAGTAGCAAGATTAGATGCATGAGGATCATTGATAGCGTTACCCGTTGATCTTGCTGTCCCAACAGTTACAGGAGAAATATGTGGATCTGCATATGCAGTTGATACATAATCTGCCTCTAGGTAAAAACTAAGACCATTGGATGTGGGATTAGTAACATTACTAACAGTTAATATAGGCGACGAACTTCCTGTAAACGTAGCACCTAAAGAGGATATTAATCCATCTTCTAACTGACCATCTTCAGGGGCACCATCTCCTTGGACATACCATTGGTAAACAATCGTTCCGGTATTAGTTGCTGGGTTTATTGGATCCTGTGTTGGAAATGAAGCAACAGCATTACCTGTAAATACTACACTATCACCACTATTAACGGTTTGGGACTGGGGGTGAACTGTAAAAGAAAGTTCTGGACCATTAAGGTCCAGAGTAGTCTGCTTAATAATCATCGCTAATCTTAGTTAAAGTTTTGACCAACAACAACTGCATAGAAAGTAGAACCACCATCAAATGTTTTGTATGTATAGATATCAGATCTATTAGCAGTAGATGTTACAAAAGGAAGAACACCTCCACCAGGCCAATTAACCGGAATTAATGCGCCGCCACTTTGTCTTAAGTCATCAATAGTAGCAGTTCTACCTCCAACGCCATCTTGAGATATCTTAATAGTAAAACTACTTGCGTCTGATGGTACGTTGGTGATAACAAAGTATGATACATTTTCTGTCAATGTTAAAGTGAAGTTTTGTGCTTCAGACAAATCTAAAGTAACAACATTTGAAGAACTGGTGACGGATTGTACATTCTCATGATGTGTTTTCAGTCTTGTTAATCCTTCTACATCAAATTTAGATCTTGGAATAGCTATGCCAACACCAACTCTTCCTGTAACTGCAGAAGCATCAAGAACACTTCCGTCAGTTCCAACATGAAGAAGATTAGTGGTAGTTATTCCTGATCTAATAAATCCAGTTGCAGTTCCACCAGCAAATCCATCTAAGTGATAATTAGAGGCGGTTAATATACCGGCAATATGAACTTCCTCTTCAAAATGTGCTACTTTCTGGAATCTAGATTGATTTGCTGCATGTATTGAAGTTGTTGCAGTTCCTGCAACTTGAAGTTGTGCAGTGATATTTTCAGACGATCCAATAGCAACACGATGATTGACATCATCCTTATCAAAGACAAATGTATTTGTAGAATCTTCTTCCCAAATACTATCAAGGTTTGATAATTGCGAACCATCGCCGGAGAATGCTCCGAAGACAGTTCCATTTACATACATCTTGTATCCTTGAGTGGATGTTGTTCCAAGACCAACTTGTCCAGATCCATTTACAAAGAATATTGAAGATCCACCGCCAACTGTTAAAGTATTTTCATTTATGATATCAGTTCCAATACCAACTTTATCTACAAGACTGATATTTACATCTTTAGAGAGACTTACATCACCAAAACGATACCAATCATTATCATTAGTATAGACCCATCCAAGATATCCACCTTTGTCCGGTGTTGCATTATATACAATGTCGCCGGGGTTTCCTGAAAGAATCGGTGTCGCAATTCCTACAGTATACTTTCTAGATACAGTTGCATCTCCTTGTAAGAATAAAGAGGTTGCCTCAATTCCACTGTCCGCCGTAGACGTAAGTTTTTTGTTAAAGACAACTGGTCCATCAAATTCAGAAATGATATTGTTATCAGAACCACCCTCAACTCTTAGTGAACGACTGATTGAAACTTCAAGTGGCGAAAGAACATCAAATCCAACACTTACGCCGGTTGGTGCAATATCCTCACCAGTTACTGTAGGAATAGGTGCATCAAAGACTTCTTCTTGACCTGTAGCAGAACTTACCTTCTTATTACCAATATAGAAATCTCCATCACTATTCATACCAGTGTAAACAACTACACCAGCATCATTCTTGACTGATTGTGACAAGAATTCCTCAGAAGTTGACAGTTGTCTGTCTTGTCTGTCAGGAAGAGCAGTTGAATAGTTGCCAGGACCATAACCAAGATATTCAAAGGTGTGACCAGATGCACGGAGAATTGAATTTCTTCTAAACTCAACTGGTTGTGGTTTAATTCTTCTAACCACAGAGTTAATAGGATGTGCAGTTGCTCTTGTACCAAGAACTCCTCTGAATACTGAAATTGGATTGGTAACTACGGTTTCTTTGACCCTTACAATTTCTCCACCAATTTCAAGATAATCACCAATCTTTACATCAAGACTTGATACATTTTGAAGTTGAATGTCGGAAGTAGTTGCACTTGAAATTACTGCAGATAATGTAGTTGTAATACCCGCATATGATGTAACTTGACGACCTGAAAGATTTTCATCTTCAAGTGTAACATTACCTTCATTTGAAGAATAACCATTTCTATAAACGAATGTGGAATCTAAAGGTGTTGGGACATTTGTGCTAACTCCAATATTGACAATAAATTTATTCAATCCAGTAACTTGTTTAACAATAAAGTTACCATTATAAAGATCTATGACTCCATTATCTACACGAATTTTATTATCAACTGCAAGACCATGATTTTGTGCAGTAGTTACTGTGGCAAGACCGGAAACATTATCATATACCAAACTGACAATATTCAGTGCTTCACCAGTATTGTATGCAAACGCATCAGTTGTAACATCAACATTAATGCCCATAGTGCGGGCAATTCCTACTGGATCTGCAGATTCTGCAATAAATTCAGTGGTAAGTCCAACAGGAACAGAAGTAATTCTATAAAGTTGGTTATAATCACTTACCGATGCTGAAGAAATTCCAGAAATCTTAATAACATCATTCGTATTATCATAAATGTCAGTAACTGTTACATAACCTGGAACATGACCAGATGTTACTGCAACACCAACAACAGAAAGAGTATTACCGATTCCATAAGCAGAACCGCCATCCATAATCTCAACATCAGTAATTCCTCCAAGAGCATCTATAGAAATTCTTGCAGTTGCATGTTCTCCAGTTACCGATCCAGCAGTTCCAACAAGTTTTGCATTGTAAATAGATCCTGCAGTTCCATTCCCATATCCAACACCACTATTTCCAATACTAACAGAAGTAATTCTATTCAATCCATGATCATATGAAGTACGAATAGTATGTGCTGTTCCTGTTGGATTAGAAATAATATCAGTGATGCCAAACCCAACGCCAACATCAACTAATTTTTTCTCAAAAGTTTCTCTAGTAATACTATGCTCTGGACTATCAATATTAACTTCACCAATAGTGGTAGCAGTAGCATATGAAATTGATTTTTCTGGATCTGACGCTGCATTATCTCTATTTGACTGTGGATATAGATTTTTTACTGGTTGGGAGAAATTCTCACCAGTAAACGGAGCAACAGTCGGGGCATTTGATGCGTTAAGAACAATTAAATGATAAACACCATCTTGTTCTCCTGCAACATATCTCTGAATTTCTTGAGATCTATAGATGTAATAAGTATCTTTATAATTCTTACGCTCAAATTTAGGAAGTGCAGTAGTTCTATTTGTGGTGTCATTCGTAAATGTTCCTGGATTATCTGCAAGATCAACAAAGAAGGATTTTGTACTACTAATTCCAGAGACAGTAAAGGTATTATTATATGCAGAACTAGAAATACCCGAAGTATTTGCAGAACTGGTTACACCTTTAATCTCAATGACAGATCCAACTGACAAGTTGTGTGGCAATTCCGTCTCATAATATGCTTTACTTCCATCCCAATTTGCCCCAGCAATAAATCTAAAGTTTCTCTGCTCATTAACATTATTCAGAGAAATTGTTGTTGGACTAAAATACGATTGAACCTCTAAATCTGTTAATCCAGTGGTATCACTAGATTCTTGAATAACAAATCCATCCACTGGTGGTCTTGCAGATGTGATTCCAGATCCTGCAGGAATCACATATCTCATCTTATAAATGGAGTCTGCAAGGTTTCTCGTATCTGGTTGTCTTGTAATATATGTTCTTGGAGTAGCAGAACCAAGAACAGTTGAACCCAAAGATACAATTTCATTATAAAGATTGTTATCACTAGACGCAGTAGCTACGTTAACATACCATTGACCTTGATTTCCATCATATTGAATTGGGTGTCCTATATCTCCAGAATTTTTATCAGAAACTCTAGATTCTACAGAAAGTCTTCCACCTCTGTTATTGATTGGTAACTGTTGACCGTTTAAAGCATCATTTAATGTTTTTGCAACTTTAATTTGGAATGTGCTAATTCCAGATGTAATTGCATAATAGATCTTATTATCTTCAAGACCATCTGGAAGAAATCCATTGTCACTTATAACGCGAATAGATTCACCTTCAATAAAACTATGTGGTCGATTTAATGTAATAATATTGGAAGCAATACTATTAGCAACACCAACTCTACCAACACTAAATGTTTTCTTAGAAGTTGATTCATTTCCACTAAATTCAGTGCTTGGAAGAATAATTCTTGCAGAATACTCTTCTGCCGAAATAAGACACTTTAACTGGTCGTTTTCCTTTGCACCAATACGATATCCCTCTATAACATTAGATGGTTTAACATCTTGGTTAGTTCTATTGTAAAGATATAGTCTATTTGTTGACGCAACACCAACAGTTGTATTTACATCAATAGAATCAAATTCAATATTTACATTTGCATCAGTAATTTCTTTAGGGGGAATAATATGGGTGATATATCCAACATCATCTCTTGAAAAAGCATCTCTTCGGAATCCTTTAGCAATCAGTGCTTGAGCACCAAAGTTTGAGTTGGAGTTTGTAATTGATTGGTCTCCACCACTTTCAGCAAGAAAATGGTTCGCATAACCAATAGCAAATACAGAAACAACTTGCAGAATGGCGTTATTGCTGCACTTTACGTGATAGTTTTGATATTCTGGTTTATATCTAGATCTTGAATCGCTGTGTAGATTTTCATTGCCAGCAAAGGTGTTATCACGATAAAGACCACTGGTTTTATCATACTTTACAAATGCATTATCATCTTTTTGTAAACCAATACCAGTGAATTGTGCAAGAACCATGGATTTAAATCCATCAGCCTTATCTCCATCTGCATGAAGACCACACATACCAAATACAGATCTCAGTGAGATATTGAAGATGTAAGGTGATGCAGAAGTAACCGTATCTACACTTAAATTTACAGTAGCACCAGTTGGTACAGGACTTGGATTAGTAGGAGCAACAGAAACTTGATATTTAAATTCTGTTGGACTTATGATATCACTAATAACATACTTACCATCATATCCATTGGCACTAATTCCATTGACTTGGATAGCAGTATCCACAGAGATGCCATCAAATGGTTCTGATGTGGTAACTGTAATTACGGTAGATGAAGTAAGACCATCACCCGCCTTAATACTGGTAATTCCAACATCTCCACCAGTAGGTCCAACAATACGGAATTCTTCAATTTTTGGTTGAATGTCTAAACCTGCTGCGGGATAATCTGGTTCAATTTCTCTACCAGAAGAAGGACCGTAAACAAGTCCAACCTTCTCATAATACATATCCAGATCAGTTCTGGTTGTGCTATATGTGATAATTCCATCATCAATGTCTATGGGATTTTTTCCGTCAGCATATTCAAAGCAAGTTAATTTGTGGTGTGAAAAATTAGGAACAAAAGTGTTTTGTGTATAATCTTTGTAAACTACACCATTTGGATCTCCGTCAAATATGGAGAACTGGAAGTAATAACAAGCACCAGTTGTACGGAATAATGCACTTCTTTCAATATTGTCGTTTTCTGGGTTTGGAATATACTTTGGACGAATTTTAGTCTTTCTAAGATCCATTCCAACAATAGAAGTGCCTCTTGGAATGATAACACCACCATGAATGCTATTGAGTTTATAAAGAACGTTATTTTCAGTGCTTAAATCAAAGTTGGTCGTTAAATCAAACTGAGGAAGATCATTTGATGTTGCCCCATTCCTAAGTCTATAGTTATTTGGACCATCTGGTATCCATCCTGGCCTATTATCTACTACATGTTCACCAGGATATAAAATAATAGTTGTGTTTCCAAACCTATCGTTATCCAGACCTCTTTGGTAAGAAAATCTTGCTGCTTCTACCAGAGCACGTTGGATAGTTTTAAATGGGCGAGTTAATGAATTACCCTGATTTTCTACACTATCTGTGGAATCTAAATCATTCGGATTGACATAGAGTATATTGCCACGGGTATTCTTTAGAAAATTATCTAAACGACTGAGAGGCATCTTATTAGCACGATAAGTTCTGTTATAGATTATTTATCACAAGAAAAAAGCACCCAGATGTCTGGGTGCCTATATGCACAGAATGCAAATCCTTCACACGGAAGTTATATTATAGCATACTTATTCTTCTTTTGTATCTAATATATATTCAACTGTATTTGCAACGTCATCCATAGCATCGCGCAACATTGGTTGTTGTCCAGAATGTTGTTCTATCTTAGTAACACCATTCCTAAATTCTTCAGATAAAGTCCATCTCCATTGCCCCATACTTTTAGAGTACCATAAGTTAATTTTCATAATTTTCAGTCAGTTGGCATAATTTCCGGATTTTTCAATTCTACATCAAACAACATAGGATGACACTCTTCCTGAATTAAGTAATTTGATGCTTCGTATACATGATCTATAGAATAACGTTTTTCTTGATCAGCAAGTTCAATAAGTTTTGGATCTTCTGCCCAGTCATCAATTTCGTCAAATGTAAATGGCATACCTTGAATGAAATACATAAGGACTATTTGTTTTCCTTCATTATACCAAACATATCTGGCATCAATTTCATATTTCATAGGCAGCACCTACTTTCGTATATTTAGTGCGAGTGGGGGGACTTGAACCCCCACGGGATTAACTCCCAACAGATTTTAAGTCTGGTGCGTCTACCGATTCCGCCACACTCGCAAAAATCACTCCTCCCAGGTGGGAAGGTGAAATCTACAATATTCGTTAAAAGTGATTTTCATCTCCTTGTTTGTTAACCCACAGTTTTCCGCTGCTTTTGGCAGATTCCATTTTGCGGAAAATAACATTTCCATAGATTGACGTGTTTCTGGTCTCATACTCATAACACTTGATAATTTCGTCGTAAAAAGATTCTGTGTATTTAATCATTTTTTCAAAAAACCCTACAGGTCAAAAAATTTGGCGAATTTTTTTTCGACCTTTTTTGGAATTAAAAGTCAATTTTGGTTTAGAGGGGTGAGTAAATAAGAGTATCTTCATCAAGAAGATTGCGACACATTTCAAGCACAGACATGAACTGATCTACAGTCTCACATTCTATCACACGATCATCACCTTGCTCGGAATAGATATAGAAACTACGCTTAACAGGATCAACGACGCAACGGGTCAGGTAGTCTTCTTGCATGTGGTTCGTTTGATTACTTGCTTATTATAGGATGACGATCAATCCGTGTCAACCCTTTGCTCCACTTTAAGACGTGGCACATCCATCCTCTCCGCAATGATAAGATAGTAAGCATCAATAGGCATACCACCCTGAGGTTGTAAGTGAACCATCTCTTCATCAACACGCTTAACAATGATATTTTGGTGAGCACCAATTGGTGTTAGATGTACTGAAATGGATCTGTAGTCTACTAATCCTTCCCAATAGTTTGGAAGTTTGATTTCAGTTTTACTAGTAATTCTGCCACGATAATAAACGGCATTTTCTGGTCCAAGTAACCCTTCAAGATTAAGATTATAATTTTCGATTGAAGGGTGTGATAGTGTAGTCATGTTTCTATTTCTTCTTGAGTGAGATATTCGAGTAAGACATCTAGGCGATTTTTTTCATCAATTTCTGAACCAATGGCAGAACGACATGCGTGAATACGTGCATTGTAATTATTATCTCTTTCATTACGAAGAGCATTAACTGCCTGAACTCTTTTATTAAATCTACCTAAATCTGATGCAAGTGCAGCTTCTTTTGCGTCACGATCTGCTATTGCATCTGTGAGCGCATCAGCTATCTGCGAAGAACATGAAGGAGTGGGTTCATATAACGGATTAGTCGCAATTGTTAATGCATTCAGTGTACTAGTGATTACATCACCAGCTTCTGCAGGATCTCCAAATGCGTCTATTGGTCTTTCTTCAAATCCTTCAATATAAACAATTTGACCTGCACCAACTGGTGGTGGTTTTACATCAGGAATTTCCGGTTCATATCCTTCAATTGCATTTTCTGGTTTCCAACTTCTAGTAGCAGAAGATAAACCAGAATTTGTATAAAATACAGATATTCCTATTCCAAGAGTATCTCCCGTAACAATTCCATGTTCTTCTGGCGAAAATGGATTTTTGTCAAAAGGTATAGCATAATCATTGTATGTTTTAATTCCAACTGGATTATCAATTACAGTAAAATCGACAAAACTTCCATCAGATTCTGGTGCTGTTGCAAATCCAATTGTGGCATCTTCAAGTTCTATGACGAGAACAGATGTAACTCCCAATCCAGCGGACACTACACTCATATCAATAATTGCTGAAGAAAATCCAACAATCGTATTTACCTCTTGACTAAACACCCCAGGTTTATCACAAATAATACGTTGACCTATTTCAAATTCTTCAAAAAGATTATCTGAATACCGACTCAACATCGTTAAAGCAGTTGATCCAAACCCAACGATTCCGATAAAACTAGCTACCGTAGTATCACCAATATCTTTAGTTATTGGTTGATCTACATACTTTAATCCATAAAAATTATCAACACTAAATCCCGCACCATCTTGTATGACCTTACTTTTATCAGGCAATTCTACTGTATCATAAGAAACGCTAACAATTCCTGTATTAGAGTCCCCTCCTACATACTTAGCTAAGTAAGTTGTAAATCCTGTGGGGTTTAGTGCTGTGGGTTCTTCGACTGGATATCCATTCTTTGATATCTGAACACATTGCAAAGTGTATTGTGTTTGAGATTGTTGACCACCACTACCTGGGGTCACTCCAATAACTCTCCAGAATAAATCAGAACGACAACCCGCATCTATTCTATTTTGGTATGCAATTCCCACATCTGCAATGGATTGATTGACAATATTAATTTGTTTTACCAACTTTTTATCAATCTTTTTAATCTCTGAATCATATTCTTCCTTTTCAGCATCAGCGACAAGAATCTCTTCAGCCATATATTCTATGGCTTCATCTGCTTGCTTTTTTCTATCTGCAATCTTTCTTCTTATACCCATTATTGGTTCCTCCAATTAAAAATAATTATCATTTGATTTATCTACCATTCCTGTTTTCTTCTATCATAGTCCCAACCACCTACTAAGAAATCTTTGGGATCGCCGGGATAATCTGCAGGCGTTTCTCCTTCATAAGTGACATGTAATATTTTATCATGATCTCTTGGATCAATCCACCTTGCTACCCACACTTCATAAAAACATTTAACTTGCGTTAAATGATCTGAAGAGACAATCACTTTATCTTCTGTAATATTTTTTACGTATAAAGATTTATCAGGTTTTCCAAAGGGCGTAAGAGATACTGTAATTGTATCATAATCAACTAGACCTTGCCAATATTCTGGTAGTTCAATGACATTTGAACCCTCAAGTTTTCCACGAATATAGATTCCTGCTTCAGGGCCCTCAGCGCAAAGATGACGTACTCTAGTATTTTTCTTTTTCCAATGTGGAATATCAAAAGCACTTGCAGGTTTATTTCCAGTTGCCGTACCAACAACAACTGGTGTTTTGGAAACTGGGTTAGCAACTATACCATTATTTTTTAAGACACCATTTTGTGCTTTTGCTCCACTAGAAACAAAAGCACCTATCTTTGATTCCTTTCCGATTGCTGTTTTAACAGCTTTTGCAATCTTAGCACCAATCACAGATTCTAATCCAACTACTTTAAATGTTCCAACATGATTTGTAGCAGGACAAACAATATTCATGCTCGTAGCAATAAGCATATTGACCTGCGTACCATTTACTGCAACACCAACAGGTCCACTTGGATCACCAACCACAACATCAATTGGTGTTGGAGTAAATCCTCGACTTGTAACTTTAAATATTGATAAGTTCGCTGAAGCTTTTGGATTTGTAAGAACTGGTGCTCTTGCAAACCCAACAAGAGTCTCTCCAGGTACAAATATTGGTGAACCAATATGAAGACCGCCATCAGCCCATATAGTTCCAGGAACAGTAGATGCTTGCGTTGCTGATTGATGTGCAAGGTTTGGTAGTCCTGGTGCCGCACCAAGACTTCCTGCGGTAACTTGTATACTGGTGCCTACGTGTAATTGATTTACTTCCATTTTTTACCCTACTCCCGGAACACTCTCGATGAATTTTTTAACAGCAATAAATCGTTGTGGGACGGTAAGATTTCCAGTGGACGCTGCCAATGGAGCTGCATCAACACCTTCAATGCACTTTATCATACCTTCAATAAATACTCTTCCTGTGGTGTCAATAACCACTCTTTTCTCACCTTCAAGTTTTAATATATCAGCAGCTTCTATTGTAACGTCTGGTGATTTAATTTCAGTTGCAGCATTAGATTCAATAATAACATTCCCCGTTGTAGCCCCATCACCAGAAGCAAGTATTTCAATATCCTCCGCAAAGATTATAACTTTTCCTTCCGGTGCTCCTATGTAAATGTTACCATTTTCTGCATACCACATACCTGCAAGATCACCTTGCGGTTTTTCGCCACAAATAATTTGATGAACTGCAGGCGATCTTTCTAGGGTAGAACCTTTTAATTTGCCCTCCATTTGCAAACCAATATAATGATCTTTTTTAAATTCGGGATCATTGAACATATTGCGAACCATGATTGCCATCTTTGATCCACTTGGCAGCACGGTGCCATACTGGACCTTGCCTTCATTGGTTCCTTTCTGTGCAAATGTATGTACTTTTCTCATCAATTTTTACCTACACAATCAACGACACTGAGAATCTTCGTTCCTGATGGTATATCACCTGCAAGATCTTCCCTAATGAATGAAAGAACTGGGGTCAATCTTGCATTGTATCCAGTGTCTGTATTTATCTGTACTTCTGGAATAGAATCAAATCCCATACCAGAATTAATGATATTTACACCACTGATTCCACCATTAGTAATTTCCAATTCAATGTCTGCACCACCACCAATGATTGTGGCAGTATCGCCAGTTGTATAACCAAATCCAGGATTACTAATTTCAAAATCTCCAATAATGGATATTAAATTATAAGTACCGCGAGTCGGACCACCACCAGTTGGAAGTTGTTCGGGCGTTCCTGGAGGACATCCGGGAACAGTAAATGTAACACTGTATTCAGGAATTTTACCCCATTCAGGATCATCTAATAAATCTTGCATTTTCTTGCCAATTCTTTCAGAGAACTTGTTTGTCAAGAAAAATCTTACATCTTGATCAGAAAATCCTTGTTCTTTTGCAAGTCGAAGATCAAGAAACGCTCCAAATTGTTGCTTGATCCCAGTCTCATAAGTTTTTCCTTGAGTATAATCAAAGTTAGTCATATCCTTAATTTTAGGACTAGTCCCCTTGATCACACATCCCGGTATCATATCCTGAGTAAAGTTTTCATCTATTAATATGGATTTTTTGCCGGGGACACCAACAACACCATCACCAAAAGTTATTCTATCTCCATAGTATGCAGTTATTGTGGAACCTTTACTATAAGGAGTTTCCCATTTATTATTCGCTCGATATACAGTTGTTTGACATCTACCTGCCCGAGGTCGTCCTGATGGAGGAACAGTTGTAATACCAGAAACTGTTGGTGGGCATCCTGGTGCGGTGATAGACTCTTCAACTTCAGAGATATATTCGGGTTGTCCTGAAATGTATACTAGATCTCCAATTTTTATATCAATAATATCACCTTCGTCAAAAGGTCCTTCCCATACTTGAGTATCGGATCTTCTTATAGCACTCTGACATCTGTTAGCAAAGGTTCTCCCACCACCACCAAGACTTCCATCATTTATTGATGGATAGTTATATCCAGGATCTTTTATTATCACTTCAACAACTCCAAAATTACCAGTAGTACCAATTCCTGTGATCGGTACTACTGGTGGTGAACCTAATCGAGTACGACTACCAGTAGTACCAATTCCAATATCGGTGGGGGGAATAAGAGGAATAAGAACGCCATCACCATCACCATCATCACCAGGACCACCAGGACCACCAGTAGTACCAATTCCAGGACCAGGTGGAGGATCTGGTATTGGACCTAAAACGGGAACAGCAATAGCACCCCTTCCATTACCACAACTATCTTTGATATCAATAAATGGTGGTTTTACATAATTGCCAGAGGTTATAATATCAACTCCTATAATTTCACCAAGTGTATTCACAACAGCATTGCCAGTTGCTCCTCCACCTTCACCTCCCCAGAATACAACTTCCGGAGGTCCACATCTAAGAATGTTACCAGGTCCACCAAGACAACCTTCAGCAGCGGCCAAAGCACCATCAAATGCATCACCAATATCAAAATTTTGATTTGCTAAATCGGATGGTATATTGCCAACTGCAGTGAGTGCATCACCAATTCCTTTTGCGCTTTCAAATATTGAATTAAAATCTAAAGTTGGAGTAGGTGATACTGCACCATCTAAGAAGTTCCATTCATTTGTTACCGTACATACTGCTGGTGGTTTACAATCTAAGAAACCTAGAATAGATTCAACAAAGGAAAGAACATTATTAATAAAATTAGCACCTGCACCTAAAAGTTGTTGTATAGGTCCCAATATTGATCCAAGAATGGACTTGATTTGTGCCATCAAATTTCCCAACAAAGTTGATAAGAAAGATTCTATGACACAAACTCCAGTGTTGATAAACTTATCAATAAAGTTTTTCAAAAACTTACTAATCAGACCCCTAAGGTTTTGCAGTATTTTAAGAAACATACAAGAAACACCATCAAGTGCAAGATCACTTTTATCCAAGATTTCATATCTAAGATTGAGATATACATTCCCTATGGTGTTATTAATAACTACATTAATACCACGTATTGTGGTTCTTCTTATCTCTTGTATTAACCAGGCAATTTTTTTTGAAAGGAAAGATGATGCTTTATCTACTTCCTCATTTATAGAATTTAAAAAGTCTTGACTTGTTGCTATGAAACTATCAGAACCAAGTAACTCTGTTCTTAGGTCTGATATATCTTTCATTAATTTTGCTATTCTACCATTAATTGCTGAAGTATCAACTTTAACACATTTTGATGGTTGTGGTAGTTTTATTGAGTAGTTATCTCTATTTAATTTTTTATCCGCTAAATTTGGAACACTGATATTCGCTTCACACCCTGGAGCAATTCCAGTTCCGGATGGATTTACACAATCCTCTGGAACAAAATACAATGATGATCCAGGAACATATCCACTGTCTTCTGGATTTATCTCATAATTTGGAAGTACATTTACAATCCAATAAAATGGTTGCCCCTCACGTTCACCATGCCTAATAACCTCAACGTATGTGTTGGGTGGTAAGCGAAGTGGTGTGTCTCCATTTGCAAGTCCGGGTGGTCCGTAAGGAGTTGCCCAAGGAAGTTGTAAGGTTGGTGTTCCTTCTTCATGCTCACCTAATACGAATATTTTATATCCAGGACGATACTGATCCTTTTCTGTCGGATCAGTATCATATTTACCTTGTGGTAAAGTTGCAACATAAGCTATCTCAGACTCATTGCCAGGGGCAATTCGTGCAAGAGTGGGTTTGACTTCTGCATACCCACTCTTCTTTAAGATGGCAGAATTATAAAGCGTCCTGATATCTGACATTAGTTATCGTGGGTTTTACACTCTGGTGCGCCTGGTTCTACTTCGCAATACAGTTCAAGTGCAGTTGGATCATGGTGATCTCCTGCTTCAATTTCATCCTTATGATTCTCTACATAAACTTCAAGTTCATGCAGTTCTCCCTCAACGTGACGACGCTGCTGTGGAGAAGTTGTAGGATCCTCTAGGATCTTTTTATCCTTCTCAATGTGTGCTTCGATGTTTTCCATTTAAGTTACTCCAAATACTATCCAAAAGAATCTCTAACTAAACGAAGTCCCGTGTAAGATTGGGACCTATCACCATAATGACATAAGTCTGCTATCATATATATACCACTATCCCTAGATGATTTTTTAGTAGTTTTATCTAGTGTCATTCCAGGGAAATCACACTCAATCAGATCTCCAGCATGTAAACTAAGATCTGCAGGTATTGTAATCTCAGCAACTGTGGTAAATTTTTGTCTGAAATTTTGCTTTGCCTGATATATTACCTCCTCTACTACTATATCCTCCTCTGTAAATTTTTCAACTTGACGTTCCGGTTTGTCTTCGTATGAAAACGATCCACCATTATTTTTACGTACTTGGATCTTATCTGTTGCTTTTCCATGAAGATCTGGATGAAACGTTGGTAATTTTTTACCGGCGATGTTTCCATTTCCTTCTGGTGGTGGGGTTGAGGGTTCCTTCCTAACATATTTTTTAATGACTGAATCAAAAACTTCCAAAATTGTTCCATAAGAACCTGTTTCAAATTGGTCTAATCCATTAATAGATCTAATTCTAGAAGATTGTAATATTTTTCCATCGTATCCTACTGGCGGAGGTCCTGGTTTTTTATTCTCAATAAATTTTTTGATATATTTTCCTTTTTTATCAAACAGTTTATCTAAAGATCTGAAATGAAATCCCTCAGAAGTTTGCCAAAACAAATATCCAGCACTCTTTCCAGACATCCCATCCGGAATAGCATAGGTTTGAAGTTCTAAAATCTTACTGAATGGTGACATATCTCCACCAAAATCATAATAACTATTATGTGTTGGATCTACATAGACAGGTTTATCAGACCCCAAATCATTTTGAATTATATCAGCTACAATTGTAGATATCTTACCCTCCAATTTCCTTTTAACCCTAGTATCACAAAGCGTATTATCAAATGCTTCTTTAGATACAACCTTCAAATTATATGAAACATTTGAGAAAGACTCCATTATGTTTTCAATACTAGCAACTCTTAAATCATCTTGATTTTTAAAAGATACTTTATTTTCGTCTAGTTCAATTTCAAATTGAACTCTTTCTGTAGTATAAAGAGGAAGACCTTCCAATATAGTTTTGCCATCAGGAAAAGCACCACCAGTTTCAAGGACATCTACAGAAATTTCAATAGATGGTTCAAGAACACTTTCCCGATAGAGAACTTTAGGAGTGCCCCCAGAAATATTTCCAAACTTACTACTATCTTCGTTTGAATAAATCTCAAACTTATTGTATTTTAAGGACTGTGTTCTGCTCATATCTTTTATTAACTATTTAACCCACTATTACAGGTTGAACCAACACGGTATGTAGTTCAATTGTATTATATGCAGGAGTCATCGCAATCTCTTTTATGTCAGATTTTTTTTGAGGTTCTAATTTTAGTTTAGTGGGTTTCGCTTTAGTTCTTTTAATTTCATCTAAAACCGAACCATATGCTGTATTGACACCATCATCATCGTAAACACCTCCTCCAGAGACTGTTTTAATCGAAGCAAATTGACCTGCCAGTCTATCATTATATTGTTCCGCAGTGATATCTCCAGCTAGAAATTTCTGTTGTCCTGCCATGTTGAGATAATACTCTGCAAGTTTATCTTGAGTTTCTTGGTCAAATTTTGCATTCAAATCAACACCCACTTTTTTTGCAGCAACTTCAGGATATAACATTTGATATGCACCAACCGCAGCACTTCTATGCTCTGGTTTAATACCTATATTCTTTTGATGGGCGATGTAATCTTTCTGATATTGAACAACCTGATTGATTGTCATTTTGGTAATATCTTCATCTTTTCTTGAGAAACCACCAAGATATCTCTTAAATGTAGATCCATAATCACCACCAGATTCCAATGATCTGATCTTTCCTTTTAATGAACCATCTGAAGCAGTGTATTTTGGAGTGCCACCACCTGAACCACCTTCACTACCACTGCCTCGACTATCACTTTTAGAATTAGGGAACAGATCTAAAAAATCCCACCATTGATTTTTACCCTTTTTATCCTGACCTGCATCATCAAGATCCTTCTTCTTCCCTATAATATTAGAACTTTCTCGATTTAAGATATCTTTTGTTTTATTGCTAAGATCTCTCATTCCATTAACGGTAGTTATTCCATACCTATCACCAACATGTTTCAGAAGATTTTCGTCAAAGTCATTACCTGCAAGTAAACCAATGGCACCTGCCATCAAACTACTGATAAATCCACCAGAAGTATTAAGTATACTGTCATACGTTCCCTTTATAATACCAAAGACTTTTTCATATTCCTCTTTATCACCACTACCATATATTTTTTTACCTTTTAGGGTTCCTAAAGAATCTTTAAATAAATCAGGTTCAGGTTCCTTTTCCTTCTTTGCTTTCGGCAATTGTGGTGGTGGATTAACCATACCACCTTTGTTAAACTCCTCTGTGGGTGTTCCTGTAAATTTTAAAACAACATCATATAAACTTCTACCTACTATATCACCTAGTAATCCTCCCCATATCGGACCACCAAAAGGAAGTAATGCTGGAAAACTACCCAAAGCTGCTCCAAAAGCAGAACCAACAGCACCAGCAGCTGCTTTATCTGGTCTGTCTCCAAGTGCTATAGAAATTCCAAAATTAATTAATGGACCTATAATAGGAATTCCTCTAGCACCACCACCAATTCCTCTTCCAAGATTTGTTACTTTTCTAAGTGTGCTTACAGCACCTTTTTGAATGCCACCTCCTGCACCTCCAAATGCAGTTCCGGTTTCAAGACTAGCACCAAATCCTCTTCCCATCGCGCTAAGTCTACCAAGAGGTCCTCTTGATCTGCTTGGTGATAGCATTCCTTGTCTTGTTCGTTGTTGTCTGATTAAATTTTCTTGAAATGTACCTCCAGCAGCAGCTTGTCCGGGAAGACGATATCGCCCAGGGGATCTAAATCCCCTTGTAGTATTAGGCGAACTGATTGCCTTAGGTCGTGATAGAGACTGTGAAGGTTTTTTAAACAGACCACCACGAAGTGCAGCAGCACCAGCAATGATAACACCATTAATAGCAAGAGTTAAAGCACCAGAAAAATCATTGAATAATTTTTGAAAGTTTTCTCCACCAATTTCTTTTGTGAATTCAGATACAGCATCATAAGCTTTATATCCTTTTTCAATCCAATCAACAGTATTTGACAGAAGTCCTTCCGCAAAATTCATAATACCAACCGCAGCTGGTTTTAAAATACGACCAATAACATTAAGTTGAGGAAGAAGTCTACCATAATTATTGAATAAAAATCCCAGGAGAGTAAACCCAGCAAATCTCATCAATCTATCAAAGATGCTAGACCCTGGAATCTTTACTGCCTGCTTTTCTTGTTCTCCTTTTTTTCCTAACTTCTTTGTTTCTAATTCACGTTCCCTTTCATTTCTGTTCTTTATTTCTTGCTCTCTTCTTTTTCTTCTTTTATCTCTTTCTTTCAATAATAAACCATATCTAAGAAGTTTAGTGATATCGGAAATCTTTTCACTAATAACTGAAGACTTTTCAGAGTCATCATCTTTCTTCTCAGGTTTTATGCCAGAAAGAAGTTTTGGTTTAGATGGAATAATATTATTAACAGGGACAAGAAATACTTGTTTCTTATCCTGCCCACTAGAAGGTAATAGTTTTTTGGAATCGATAGTTTTCATATCATCCTATACCAAGATATTCTAGAACATGGTTAGAAGATCTAGCACGCGCAATATTAAACGAAGGAAGTTCTGTTGCAGCACTACCTTGATTTGGTGGTTTTTTCGCTTGCATTGTAGTTGGTGGCAATACAATGGTTTGCATTTTAGACATGGTTTGTGGCATATCTACCGGCGAAACTCTGGATTGTGGTCCGAGCATTGGTTTACCATAAAGATTCATGGTTTCATCTGCACCAGATATCCCTCCCTGACGCATAACGTCACGTAAGGTATCATATCTGCCCTGCATTTGCAATGCAGTGCCACTTGCCTTTCTCATCAATCCTTGAGTTCCTGTCATGTCACCAATTTGACTTGCATCTTCTATTGCTTTGTTCAATCTAGTATTATTAGATCCCGTATTTAGAATTGAAGTTGATAATGGTTTTGGTTTAACTCTATGTGCTCCCTCAGTGTCTATACCCATCTCTGCAGCATATTGATAGAAATCTGGTGAATAAGTTTCAGGTTTCAAACCTGCTTCAAACTGTTCAAGATAATTATTTGGACTTACTCGATTATATCTTTTAATATCCTCAGAGGTGTATCCAGTTCTTCTAAAAGATCCAGGAACTGTCATTCCAAGAAACTTCTGTACAGTTCCACCATCTCTATCGTAAGTGCCTCCCTGTGAGGATAATGGTGCCATAACTCTTCCAGTTCTGGGAAGTCTCAGTCCTCCAATCATACCACCTTGATTATATTTAAATATCTGATTAGTTACGGTTCCACCATCTCGCACATATCTTCCACCTGTGCTTCCAGGAGGTGTCATAACTCTTCCAGTTCTTGGAAATCTCAGTCCTCCGATTATGCCGCCTTGATTGTAGTTTGATACAAAGTTGTGAATATTATTAGAACCTAAAGCATCTACTGCTGGTCTTTTAATTACAAAAGAACCTTCTCTTAGTTGAGTTCTTACAGTATCAACATTCGGTCCCCTTCCTGGTATCAATCCACCTTGATTATAATTTTTGACATTATTGATTGCATATAATGTTGAAGCACCAATATTCTGAGCTTGATTCGGTGGGACTACATACTCACCTTTTGTGAGCATGACTGGAACCATACCTCCTTGATTATACTTTAATATCTGATCATTTACGATTCCACCCTGATTAAATTTTGTTACTACATCAGGTAGTTTTCCAGTATCTTTAAAGTTTTCTATGCCTTTTATATCACCACTTTCTACTGTTGATTCTTCGCTTTTTGGAAGTAACTTTGAAATAAGACCAATACCAGAAACACCAGCTATGGCAAGTGCTGTGTATGGATTTCGTTTAACTATTTTCAATAATGCAGGAATTGCAAATCGCATTAAACTGATAACACCCTTTACAAGAACCCCAAGAGGTGTAAAGAATAATGCTGCAACACCAAGTAGTGATGGCCACCAATCTTTTAAGAATCTACCAATTGCTTCTATTTTCTTTTGATTTTTTGGATTAGAAAAGAATGTGACAAATCGATTAAAAGCATATCCAAGTATAGTAAACTTAAGGAACTTAAATATGCGACCAAGGATACTCTGGAATGGAGCAACCACGGTCTTCAGTAATCTTTGAACTGGTTTTGAAATAGACTCTAGTCTATTTTCTGCATCTTGTCTTTTTTTATTCTGTTTATTTTTTCTTTCATCCTCTTGTTTTTTCAGTTCAAGTTTGTTGTCATTTTTAATTACATCAATAAGTTCATCTAGTTTTTTTATAATGTCAGAAGAACTTTCTTTTCCGTCACCTTCACTTGTAGATGGAATAACTGCTTTAGATACTAAGAAAAATTTATCTGGAGAAACAATGACTTTTCCTGTTGTACCAATATCATCAGAAGATATTTTCTTTCTAACTATCTTAAATCTTCCAACTTTACGCTTTACTCTTCTAAACTCATCAGTAAGTAATTCGTTTTCATCGCCCGGTAGATTGGCGTTAACCATTCTAGCAGCAACCAGTTTCTCTTTTAAAAGAGATAAGTAAGTTGCATAATCCATATCAAAGACTTCTTCCAATCCAAGAAGTCTTAAAATTCTTTCATCTATAGATTCTGATACTAAATCTGTCTCTCTTGTTCCCTCATATAATGTTAAAGCACCACCCTTTTCCTTAGACTCCTCTTCGGATTCTGCTCTTATAGATGCTAGTAGATCGTCGAGTTCGTCAGGTCCCATTTTGTTGCTGCTTTTGTTTTTCTTCTTCTATGTGTGCCTTCAACAATTCAACATAAATGTCCCTTTCCCAAGGAATTAAATTTTCTATCTCTGTTAGTGAATATTTATGGTACTGCATCAAGGAAAAATTTAATTTATAGTAGGTCTCAAGATCCATATGGGAGAGACCTACGCGAAAAAACTTGACAGTCCCTCCAGTACAACAGTGCTCTTAACTTCTGTTTTAGGATTGACAACCTCAACCTCATGAGAAAGTTTAGGCATCGTTTCAAAAAACTTTTCAATCTCTTTAAACTGAGATGAGTTCATTTGCTCTAAGAAATCAATCAATTCCTTCTTAGTACAATCCGCAGATGTCCATGCTTCTTCACTATTGTAAATCTTTTCAATACAATTTGCAACCAAATCAAAAGACTGGTCCATGCCAGCATCTTCTGAGAAATCAAAGTTGGATTTGATGAACTGATCCAGTGATGGATATTTCATCTCCATTGTAAGACTATCGTCTACTTTAATTTTATTAGTATGCTTTTCTGATTTTTCAACTCCAATCTCATCAATATTAATTTTCACAGGAACATAAGTCTCCCCATCATCTGGACAAACAATATTGACTTCAATTTCTTCACCAACTGACTTGCCTCTGATATTCAAAAACAAATATTCAATATCAAATGTAGGAAGTGTTTCAACCTTAACACCTCTAGAAAGAATACATGCTTTGATTACATTCTTAATAGCGGTAGTAATTTCCTTCGTATTCTCACTTTCAAGTGCAAGAACCAAAAGTTTTTCTTCCTTAACTAGAAATGGTCTATACTTTATATTTTTTCCTGTTGATGGCAATTCCAACTCATATGTTGGTGTAGCAATTTTTGGTAAAGGCATAATCTCTTATAGAAGTTTCAGTATGGTTATTTATTAAGTATTTACAAAACCTTGATCTGGTAATGTGACTGGAGTACTTATTGCTCCTGTTTTAATTGCATTCAATTCATCCAGTGTCCCGCTTCCAATAATTCTGTCTCCTCCACCCAATTCATCTTCCCAATTCTGTTGTCTTTGTGTTATTGGACGCGAATTAATCACATAACGACTATAAGTAAATGATACTGTGCATTTTAAAACGTCAGATCCCTCATATGAAACTGGCATTGAATTTATGCTTATTGGAAAAGCATTTATAAACTGATATGTAAGAGATGTAGGGACAAGTTCTTCTCCAAGTTTTTGAGGAGAATTATAATTTTTTTCAAATTTGGTTATGTACAAATAATCGGTTTTATATTCCTTAGGAAAATTCATTCTATAAGAATAATTTGGATTAACTTGTTCATCTAAATTATCCTCACCAACAATAAACGACATCCAACTTTCAAAGAAATCTATTATCTTATAATCACTATCTACATAAAAAGTAAAATCAGAACGTTCATCATATTGTCTTCTATATGCATGTCTCTCAGTCACACCTGTGAAATCATTATTGATTTCGTGTGTTGCTAATGAAGATCCTGGCAATGATGCATTGGCACATGATAACTCAATTAATTCTGCCCCACCACTATCAGTATATGCTGTAGCACCTAGAAATCCATCCGCTGCTCTAGAAGATGCAAAACTTTGTATTGCTTTCCCCGCTGGTGGTTGAAACTGGCACAAAAAATGTGAAGTTGTTGCTGGACGCATCAACTTAGATTTAAGTTTAGACAATCCAACACTTGTAGGTCTTTTTGCTACCATCTATAAATACTTTTTGACCGTATATATTATGTAGACAAGATATGGGAGAAAGTATTAAAAGCAAATACAAACCTTCCTTTCCTAAGAAATATCAAGGCGATCCAAATAATATTATCTGTCGAAGTAACTGGGAAAGAAAGTTTTGTAAGTGGTGTGATGCTAATGATAATATTATAGCATGGGGTTCTGAAGAATTTTCTATTCCATATCGTTCACCTGTTGATGGAAGAGTTCATAGATACTATCCAGATTTTATTATCAAAGTCAGAGAACAGACTGGTGATATTAAAACATATGTGATAGAAGTAAAACCCAAAAAACAAACTAGGGAACCAAAGAAACCAAAAAGACAGTCTAAATCATATATCACTGAGGTAAAAACTTACGCTGTTAATCAGGCAAAATGGAAAGCAGCAGATGAATGGTGTAAGGATAGACGCATTGAATTTAAAATCATCACAGAAGACCATTTAGGTATTAAGTAATGGCACAAGGTTTCGGACAAGACATTCAGTCGTCATCATCAAGAGTAAACCAACTCAAAAGAAAAGTAAAGGGTTTAGTTAAGAGTGATGATGTCATGTTTGAAATTATTAGTGTCTTCCGTGAGACTGAAATTATTCCTTCTGTTGGTAAATATTATACCTTCATCTATACACCAAAAACTCAAGATATTGAATTTGACCAGTTCCCTCTAATTGCATGTATAGATGTTCAACGGTGGGGATTTAGAGGTGTAAATTATCATTGGGGATCTGTTCGTAACTACACATGGCAAGAGGTGGAGGGGTTCTTACATGTTATAGAAGATGATGAAATAGGATACCTTAGATCATTGAATTATGGAAACTTCTTTGGACCCTAATAAATAACTAAAAAGTAATCTCTGATGGCAGACTACGGAGGGAAAACTGACGGTGCTATAAAGATAAATAAAAATCTTGCAACCGTAAAAAAAATCAATAAAGATGATATGTATCATCTAAAAGTGAATTCTAAAACTGGTAACGTAGAAGTTTTTGCTCGGAGACCTAGGGGGGTCTTACAATATGGTGGCGGTGGCGGTGGTGGAACTGATTATACTGAGGTTAAGATAGGAGATTATAATCCTAAAGAAAAAAAATTCACTCATATAGAAGGTGCTGCAACACAAGCAGAACAAGATCTTTTCTATGACCCTCAGCACACTGAACAATATCTAGTAAAGCCCGCTAAAACAATTTTAGAAAGAGGTCTTTTAAAAGATAATTCAGTTCCTAACAAAGAAGAAGCAAAAAAACAAGCATCAGATACGATAGATGGAACAGACTTATCCTTTGAACTGGCAGACGAAAATAGGGTAAACACGAATCTTTCAACATTTCAAAAAGCTGCCGAAGGAATATCAAGAAAATCATATGCAGTATTAAAATATCCAGAAACTTTAGATACAAACACGCAGGATACTATTCATTTTACATTGAAAGAAGTTATAGGTGTCGAATATAGTGCAGATTTATTTGGGACAGACAAACCTTTTGATAGACAATATAATGAGAACATAGAAGGTTCTGTAACATTACCAATTCAATCAGGAATAAGTGACAGTAATTTAGTTAAGTGGGGACCAAATGAATTAGATGCAATAAATGCTGCTCTAGCTGGTGCTTCTTTAGATCTAATGAATCGCGGTTCGCCATCTGAATTTATAGATAGATTAGGAACTATGGCTACAGGAGTAAAAGAAAAAGTTTTTAATGAAGCCACAGATGCTTTTAAACCAGCTATACTAGCAGGTCTTGCGGGTCAAGCAGTTGGTATTCAGGGTTTATTATCAAGAGCAACAGGAACTGTTCTTAATCCTAATTTAGAATTACTATTCCAAGGTCCACAACTCAGACCATTCACATTTCAATTTAGATTGTCACCAAGAGAGGCAACAGAAGCTGCAGAAGTAAAGAAAATTATTAGATTCTTTAAGCAGGCAATGTCTGTGAAGACAATAAGCACTAATGCATTTTTGAAGACACCTCATGTATTTGATATTAAATATCAAACATCTATAGACGGCAAAGATGAACACCATCCATCATTATCTAGAATAAAAACATGTGCATTACTTGGTTGTGATGTTGATTATACTCCAGATGGAACTTATTCAACATTTAATGATGAAAGTAAAACTATGACATCTTATAATTTAACTTTAAGATTTAACGAACTTGAACCAATCTTTGATAGCGACTATACAAAACTCGATGGTGACGATAACGATTCAAGCATCATAGGATTCTAAAATGGCAAATTATTTCAGTTACATTCCAGATTTTGAATATGTCAATCTTGATGGGCAAGGAAAAAGTATTTCAGATTACTCACGGGTAAAAAATCTTTTCCGGAGAGGAAAACTTCGTGAA